GAACACAGTCTCGAACTTGTCGATACCTGCGCATTGGTACTCGACATACACCATCACTGGTGCCGTGAAGGTGAATATATACGTCCCACCGACGATAGATTTGCTCGCGTAATAGATAGTTGGCGTGGTGTACGTCCGGTAATACATTACTCGTATAGTCGCAACGAACACTTGCCCGAAGGTTACAATCATATAGGTATGCCTGATATGACAGTATTACTAGAGTCAGGTTACAAGAAAGCAAAACTACGAGCGCACAGCGATTACTATCCAAACAATGCTGTAAATGACTGGGCATTATCTTTTTTGCCACATGCAGATATTATGTGCGAAAGCAAGTGTAAGAACCTTGCTAGTATAAATTTATATAAATACTATATAGGAGACAAACATGAAAACAAAAGGCATAAAAAAGAACTTGTCCTTGGATAAAATTAGAGGGATCCGTATTGATACAGGGCCTGTAACATATGTCCCTGTTGTCAAAGAATACAAATTTCCAACGCCGGAAAAATCTACACCTAGTGTAAAACCTAATGTTAAAAAAGATGGCTGGAAATACTAGGAGTTAAAATGAAAAATTGGATCAAAGCAAGAATTGAAGAACGCACATCTATGGATGGTGCTGTTTTAATAGGATTAGGACTAATTGTATTAATTGCAGGACCTTTTGCTAAACTAGCTGCCTATGCCGCAATAGCATATGGTGCATGGACTATTTGGAAAAAAGACTAAAGTTTACTTATATCTAAACCGCTACTAGCTGGTAAGTCCCAGATTTGTTTCCTTGTGACTCCCATCTTTTGTGCAAACTTTTTAGCATCACAACTGCTACATACGTGAAAATAGTTATTGTTTATCCTATTAGGATCCATACTACCTCTTAGTCTTTCAAATTCTGTACTACAATTATCACAGCGTAACACTAACACAGTGCGATTACGAGTGTATTCGTGTTTTACTCCGCATTTACTAAGTCTAGTGTGTCGCTTTGCTACCAAATATTCTTTTATATACATAACTATATTTACATTAAGATTATAAAAAGCAACGATAAATACATTGATAAAGGAGCTAAAATGAATGTTTGCACACTAACTGACGCCGCAAAAACACAGATAGATACTATCTGTAAAGAAAATAATGCTATTGCAGTGACATTAAATATGAAGGGCGGAGGATGTGCTGGCTTTGAATACGACTGGGGTACTATTAGCGATGCTCAAGATATTGAAGAAGGTGACGAAATCATCCCAACAGACGAAGGTTTTAGTTTTATTATAGGTTCACATAGCATTATGTTTATGATAGGAACTGTTGTAGATTACAAAAAAGATATTATAGGTTCAATGTTTGATATCACAAATCCAAATGCACAGAGTAGTTGCGGTTGTGGAGTCAGTGTAAACTTTGACATGGACAAATTACAAATACCACTTGAGATGGAGCAATAAATGGCAAAACAAGATATTAACATTGGTGTAGAGGGCAATGACGGTACTGGCGATAGTATTAGAGAATCGTTTCGTAAATCCAATGAGAACTTTACTGAACTGTATGCAGTATTTGGTGTTGGGGGACAGATTACTTTTACTACACTAAGTGACACACCAAATGAACTTACACCCAATACTATTCCATTAGTTAATGATGCTGGTACACTTGTACAATTAGTTACACTTGCATCAAACAGTGCTTTAGGTGGCGGTGCCCAAGATACAATTACATTTAGTTATGACACTGCAGGAAAACTAGTTATCTCTAGTTCGTTTACAAAGATGAGTGATGACCTAAGTCCTACACTAGGTGGTCCACTAGATGCAGGTGGCTTTGGTATTGCTAACGTAGGTATAAGCACCGTAGAAGCAGAAAGATTAAACACTACTCACGATAACCTTACAGGCTTAACAATTGACGACTTAGTAATAACAAAAGGATATGCAGATCAAAGATACATTACATCTGGATTGCCTTTAAGAGTTGCAGACGAGCCAACAGGTAAGTTACATTACACTTGGGAAATTAGCCAATATGTAGATGACAGTATAGAAATTCTATCTCATTATAATGTAGCTCAAGCATTAGTAGCCGGCGGTCATGGTTTAGAAAGTGGTGCAAACGGTACAGCAATTAAATTTAATGCAGAAGATACCGACCCTAATAACTTAGTATCAGGAACAACTTATTACATAAGAGTTGTATCACCTACAAGATTATATTTATATACAGAAGCAAATAAAGCATATGCAACTACAGATGTACAATCAGATGCTGATTCTTTTAAAATAAATCCATCAGGAACGATTGCTGCTGACGATACACATACAATAGTAGATGCCGCATTAGATAATACACTAGCAGGTAACTTCTTATCTGATACTGGTATGCCAAGGACTTCTACTGTACGTAGACAAGGTGATACAATGACGGGTGCGTTGTACCTAAACGATCACCCAGGTGAATTAGCAGGTCAAGGCGCTCCTAATGGTGTAGACGATTTACAAGCTGCATCTAAGTTTTATGTTGATAATACAGCATATAGCTCACCCGAAGCATTATTTGTTAGTACAAAAGGCAACGACTTAATGTCCGGGGTGCCTGCAGGTAAAGAAGGTACTTCATTAACTTATGCATTTAAAACAATTAATGCGGCCGCAAAAAGGGCAGAAGAATTAATCAGAAGTGCTCCAAAAGAGCCGGGCAACTATATGCAGACACTGACACACACCGGATTTACTAAAGATGCTGTGGTCATGAATGCTGATGTTGACGTTCCTGTTTATGAACAAGCACGTAAGTTGTTAGATAACAACAGGAATTATATAGCTCAAGAAGTAGTCGGCTACATAAACACTACCTTCCCTGATTTTTCTTATAACTCTGAAACATGTGCTAGAGACACAGCATTAATTATTGATGCTATTGCATTAGATATTAACAGAGGACTAACAGCAAACTATCTTACAAGACAAGCTGCTGAAAGATATTATTCAAGTGTAAGTGCAAGGCTTGCAATTACAACTCAATTGACACAAACTGTAGCAGGTATTGTTGCGGCAAGGAACATAGCAACAGCTATCTTGACTAACGACCTATTCAACCAAAAAACAATAACAAGTATTACAGTAGGTGCTATTCCGGTAGTGACTACTAGTACTGCACACGGCTTAGTTGATAAAAATATTGTTGTATTCCGCGACATTGAAGGCATGGTAGAAATTACAAACAATACTAAAAAATATGTAAAGGTTACTGGCTCACAAACATTTGAATTGTATAACGATGTTGGATTAACTACTCCATATGACACATCAACATTTACTGGATTTACAGCAGGTATACTAGGACAAGTATATCAAATTGAAGAAGACCAGTATTTAGACCTAGGCAGTATTTTTACATTAACTACTGCTGGAAATATTACTGTTGTAAAAGGTGAAACACTAACACAAGCAGGAAGTGGAGCAACAGGTGTTGTAGTAAATAGTGTAACCGGCGGATCAACTGTAAAATTAGAACAAACTACAGGAACTTTTAACACAGGAAACCAATTCACAGGATCTACTAGTGGAGCATTGGGTGTAGATAGTGTACCTATTGTAATTGACAATTCTTTTGATGCTGATCCAAACGCAATATCAGCAATCCAAGATAAGTTTAATCTTGTTAATACTATTATACAAAATGGTTTAGATTCAGGAGGAGATATTGTATACGGAAGCACATATAAAATTGTTGTAACAAATGGTGCGGCTTCTTACACAGACCAAACAAATCCTAGTAACACTGATGCATTACCAGGTAAAGTGATAAGAGGTAAACGTTCCGAAGCTATCGGACAAATTGTTAGCTTTACAAACGATGTAGGTGCAGAAGCTGCAAATGATCCACAGACAGGTTCAAGCGAACCAGGACCAACAGTATTCCAAGTACATTTATTAGGTGCAAAAGATTTCGAACCAGAAGAGCCACTAGAGTATGGTAACTTTGTTGCTAAAAAGCAAGTTACTATTATGGTTGAAACAGGTATATATGAAGAAGACTATCCTATTAGGTTGTCAAACAACGTGTCACTTAAAGGTGATGAGTTTAGACGTGTAATCATTAAACCAAAAACAGAAACAGACAGTAGAATTCCAAGAATATCTCAAAGCAAATGGGCAAACTTATATTTCTATAGAGATAATACATTTGATGGATTAACTATTAACAACGGCGGTACACCGTTCTTTAATCAAGACGGGGTATCGCAAGGTAAATTTGGTTATCACTATCTAGCAGATGCTGGCAAAGAATTAAATTTAGGACCAACAGTAACTAACGTAGGTAATTATACAACTGCTAGTAATATTATTAAAGAAAACAAAGATTATATTGTTGAAGAAACAATTAGATTTATTAGTGATAGATTTCCTTCATTAACATATTCTGAAGCAAAATGTAGACGAGATACAAAACTTATTGTAGACGCACTAGTAAAAGATTTAAATGATGGTGGAGAAGCTATGACCTTAGAAGTACAAGGTTCATACCACTCATTACTGTCTAATGGAGATTATCTAACACAATTAGGTGATAGTACTCAAGAAATTGCTACTGAAGCAGCAATTGATAACATCAGTACACTTTCAAATGCATTGTTGTCAGGTGTTGCTCCAAACTATACTGTAGTAGATGCACAATTTACACCCACTAACGCAACATATGATCCTATTACAGGTGTTTTGGTTGCAACAATAGGCACACATAGTTTATCTGTAGGACAATACATTGAAATTGAACTAAATGGATTTACATTTACCTGTGCATCCGACGGAAACGTAACACCAGTTACTTTTCCTAGATCAACAGATCCGGCATTCCAAACTAAACTAGAAATTACAGCTAAAACATCCAATACAATTACTGTAAATGTAGGAACGTCATCTGAAACATCGGCACACACCTTTGTAAGTGCAGCGACTAACGCAATTACATTCGGTGAATATACAGCAGGTGCGGCAGCAGTTATTGCAGCTGAACCTGTGGATATATCATTAGGTGCAGGTGAATCAGGAACAGCGGCAGTAGTTGGTCAATTAATTGATAAAATAACTTTTGTATTCGATCCCCAGTATAATCCACCTAAGCGTAATGATGCATTAGATGTGTTCCTAATGAGTGATGCTACAATTATTCGTAATGTTACTGTGCAAGGACACGGAGGCTTTATGTGTGTGCTTGATCCGCAAGGACAGGTTCTTACTAAGTCACCTTACATACAAACAGCATCCAGTTTCTCAAAGAGTATTAACCAAAAAACTTTTGCTGGTGGCATGTATGTAGATGCATATGTTGGTAACTTACCTACAAGAGTAACAGGACAGCCAGAAACAGCAGACAGATTTAAAATTACTGTGCAAAGTAATACAGGTCAAGGACTAAGACTACGTCCGCCAGAACTTCCATGTCCGTTCTATGTAGAAGGTAGACGTTATCAGGTTAACGCTATATCAGATTATGACCAAGGACAAGGTACAGCAACACTTTATCTAGATGCGAACTCAAACTCAGGTAGAGGATATGACATTGAACAGTTTGATGACTCGTCTGTAGAGAGAGATATATTCTTACAAACTGCTGGTAACAGAAGTATGTTAGCAAACGATTTCACACAAATTAACGATCTAGGTTATGGTCTTATTGCAAACAACGCTGCATTCTCAGAACAAGTATCAACATTTACATACTACTGTCAAACAGCTATGTACGCAAACAATGGTTCTGAAATTAGAGGACTAAACTGTTCTAACGGATATGGTAACTTTGGTTTGATTGCTGAAGGTGCTGATCCAAACGAGATACCTGATCAGGTAACACTTAAAAAAGATATGGTGCAGCCAGCAAAGGCATTTACTACAGGAACATATACTAACGCTCTAGATGATCCTAGTATCACAGTTACAGATCTAAAAACTCCGCCTTCTGCTAACAGTTTAATTACAATTGATCATGGTGGTGCAACAGGTACATTAAATTATGTTGTTTCTACAGTTACAAATCTAAGTGACGTTGACGGTGACGGAGTATCAGGTGAGGCTGGGGATGTAATTGTTACAGGTGTTAGTGCATTAGACAACGGAACTCTAGCAGGTACTACAGCCATAACAGGAACATTTGCTGCCATTGCAACAAACAATTCAGGAAGCGGTACTGGACTTACAGTTGATGTAACAATTACAGGAGTTGGTGCGATTGGCGGATCAGGAGCGGCAGTTGTATCTATATCAGCACCTGGTAGTGGATATTCTACAACTGATACTATTACAATAAGTGGTAGTAACTTAGGAGGCAGTTCTCCTACTAATGATTTAACAATTGATGTAAGTACAATTTTTGGAACTGTAGCTGGTGTACACAATAACTTTGTTTACAAATTAGATCTTAAAGCAGATGATGTAAGTGCAGACGACTTTTTTGGAACGCTTAAAGCAACTGTAAGTAACAACACAATTATTGAATATAGAGACAGTTTTAATTTTATATTTGATAGTGTAGGTGATCCTTCATCTCTTGTAACTAGACCAAGTACAGCAATTAACTTTGATGAAAGTGATAATACAACATACAGAAGTATTGCTTTTAGCAATAAAGATAGCTTTAGTCAAGATTTAGCATCTGATGAAATATTAACAACATTCGAAGTTGGCTTTGACTTTGTACAATTAGAAGTTGCTCCAACTAAATTGTCAGGTGGTTACGTATCAGCACAAGGTGATACAAAATTAGCTATAAGTCAATTAACATCTAGTGCTCAAAATGCATTTGACGATACAGAACGTGTTACAAGAGATAGTTCAGTAACAACAGGTCTTTATCCAGGAGATCCAGGTTACAGTGCCACAGGTGGTATGCGTTTCTTATGGGATGGTAAAACACAAGGTATAACAAATTACACAACTGTTGCAGAATTTACATTGACTGGTAGCGTAAGCGTGACAGCAGGTGAAACTATTACACAGGCGACTACAGGTGCAACTGGTGTTGTACATGCTAGTGTATCTAGTAGTACAATAGAATTAGAAAATGTAACAGGGAATTTTAACACTTCAGATCAATTAACAGGATCAACCAGCGGAGCATTAGGTGCTAATAGTGTACCTACTACAGTAAATCTAACTAGTTGGGCATATCTTACTTTTGTTGACGTTCCTGGTACAAATATTAATAGTGGTTATGGCGGCGCTGGATTAAACAGTGCAATTCCTGCTGCTGAAAGGACTCTTTCAGCAGGATTAGCAGCTGGTGCTACAAGTGAAATCACAGTAAGTATTTCACTTATGAGAGCAACAGGACACGATTTTACACAAATTGGTACAGGATCTTTTAACGATTCTAACTATCCTAATGTAATATTAGGACAGCCTGTAAATAGTTTAGCAGACTTTTACACAGATGCACAAACAGCATCTACTGCCCAAGTCTGGGAAAGACGAAAAGGGCGTGTGTTCTTTGTTAGTACAGACCAAAACGGTTTCTTCCGTGTTGGTAAATTCTTTAGTGTAGACCAAGCAACTGGTGATATTACATTTGCTGGAGAAATTGGTCTTTCAAATGCTAACGCATTAGGATTTAAAAAAGGTGTTACAATTAACGAATTCTCAGCTGATGATAGTTTTGCTGATGATTCAGGACAGGCTGTTCCAACAGAAAAAGCTATTGGCGGATACATAAACAGAGTACTAGGATTTAATGTAAAGTCAGGCGCACAAATTGGAAGTAGCGGAAATAGAATTGGTACTGGTTTCCTACCACTAAATGGACTAAGTCCAATGGAAGGTAACTTGAATTTGAATTCAAACAAGATTCAAAATTTAGGATTACCTGCAAGTGGAAGCGATGCTACAAATAAAAACTATGTTGACGATAATGCAAACGCATTTGCAACTGTAAAACAATTACGTGATACAACTGTAGATACTGTTGGTGCAAATGAACTAGCAGTATTCAGCGGTAAGCAAATTATATACACTCAGCCTGAAACAGGAGGAGTGTTTGCAGTTGGTAACACTATACAAAACGATCCTTCAACGCCTAGTGCAACTGGTACAATAGTTGATATAAGCACAGTAACTGATGAACAGTTTGGTAGTATTAGAAAAATTGTTTATACTATCGGAACTGGTACTTTTGATCCTGATAATGATACAATTTATAATGGTGTTGCTCAAGCAGTTGGACTTACTACTGCTCTACAAGCAGATGTAGGCGGACCGTTCCCTGAGATAACACATGCTAGTGAATCAACAGGCAGTGACATAAACGTGACTATAACTAGAACGTCTGCAGGTGCAGAATATAATCTACAATACGAAGCAGACAGTTTAGTTAACGCTGATGTAAGTCCTACAGCAGCTATTGCACAAAGTAAACTTGCATTAAACACAGCTGGTACAAGAGCAAACGCTGCAGGAATTGCACAAAGTGACTTAGGTGTTTCTACATTTAAGAATACCGAATTTACTGAAACAAGTGGTTTTGTAGAATTACAAACTAGTTCTAGTACAAGCACAGGTATTACTCCTGCTAAACTGCAATGGGTATCAACAGATACTGTGCTAGGTAGAAGTGCTGCAGGTAATGGTGCTGTAAGTGCAATAAGTTTTGACACAGTTCTTGATGAGGGTGGCGCACTAAGAGATAGTGAGTTTGGTGCATTTGGTAACAGTGGTGACGAAGTGCTAATACGTACTGCGTCAGCTACATATGATACTATAGAAGTAACTACAACTGGTGAAAATAGTAAGATAGTAAAAACACAAGCAGATGGTAACATCAGAGCGCAAGGATTGATACTAGGTGGTGCTGATACGTATGAGGTTGCAACAACAACAGGCACAGGCACAACACTAACATTAAAAACACCAGGACAGGCTGTTATACTTAATGCTACAGGAACAACAAGTGCATCTCTTGTTACTGAATTCCCAGGTATAATAGATGTAGGTAGTACAGCACAAACAACAGAAAGTAATTTCCAAACTGCTAGTAGTTATACAGGAGAAGGTTTTGTTACAACTGATTGGTTGTACAGTAACTTTATTGAAGCCTTAACTGAAAGAAATGCTACAAGTACAGGTATTGGCCTTGGAGCAGGTGGCGGATTTACTGAAAGTGCTGCAAATACAATAGTATTTGTCACTAATGGTACTGTTGAAGCTACGATTAATGACTCAGGTATTCAAGCTAATAATATATCAAGTTTAACTTCAGACAGCGATCTTAATTTAAATGGTAATGGAACAGGAAATGTTAATATTACTGATAGTTTAGATGTTGATACTATAACTGCATACAGTGGTACAAACACAAACTTATCACTAGACGGAAAAGGTAGTGGTGTTGTAGCAATAGTTGACGGAATGACTGTAGGAGGAACTGCTACATTTAATGGCGCAGTTGATTTTGGTAATGCAACAACAGATACAGTAACATTTACATCAAGAGTTGATTCACATATAGAACCAGACGCAACCGCAAACAATAGAAACTTAGGTAACGCATCTAGAAAATGGAACACAGTTTATGCAAGTGTTTTTGATGGAACTGCAACTTCAGCACAATACGCTGACTTGGCAGAGAACTATTTGGCAGACGCAGACTATGAAGAAGGTACTGTGTTGGTGTTTGGTGGTAACGACGAAGTAACACTTACAAATACAAAAGGCAACACAAGAGTTGCTGGGGTTGTTTCAACTAATCCTGCACACTTAATGAATTCAAACTTAGAAGGCGAGCATGTTACAGCACTAGCACTACAAGGTCGTGTACCATGTAAGGTACTAGGACAAGTAGCTAAAGGCGACATGTTAGTAACAGCAAGTATTCCAGGTTATGCTATAGTTAACAACTCACCAGGTGTTGGACAAGTAATTGGTAAGGCAGTAGGTGCTAAGTCCGATGATGGCAAAGGCATAGTTGAAGTTGTAGTAGGGAGAGTATAATGGCTAAGCAAATTGTAAATATTGGATCAAGCGTAAACAAAGGGGACGGAGATCCTTTACGCACTGCATTTGATAAAATTAACAACAACTTTAATGAACTATATGCTGCTACTACGCTAGACTTAGACAGTATAGGATCTAATATGATACCTACTACTGACGGTGTGTATGCAT